GGGGGCTTGTGGTTGTGGGATGATGGGACGCAACATTCGTTGCATCGTACGATTCATTTCGGACGTTGTGACTATATGTTTGTTTACCTTGTTTCATATTGCAGTGAGTTCGTTCACGAATGGATTCATGGAGAGTGTAGCATGCTCTGCGAAAGGTACCCATATGGGCCCTATTAACAGCGCAGACGACAGTTATGCCGTCATTGCAGCACTGCTCCATGACGTTCAAAACGTGCATGGTTCAGTGTTCAACACACGCAGCCTAAAACTTACCTTGGATAAGGTTCGTTCTAGGCTGTCTGCTGAAGGAATGGGCTTCTTAACAAAAGCCCTGCCACGCCTGGGGAAAGCCTTTGATAAGGCGATCTCCGGAGGTCCTAAACTAAACAGTACCGAGTTGAGGTTTGACCCTCTTCCAGGTACACAGTTGCCCAGATTTCTGGGTGAACTGTTCAGTCAAGTACTCCGACCAGACGGTGCTCTCCTTGAGCAACCGTGCGCACAGTGCGTTCAGTATCTACGGCAGGTTTTGTACTTGTTTTACAAGTATGAGCTGCCCTATACCGATGAACAGGAACAACAAGTCATCTCGGCATTCAAAAGTGCTGAGGCTGATCTGTCGGCACTGCATCCTGTGTTCCAAACTCTGGAACAAGGTGTGGTTGATAGCGATTCCAACCGCTCTCGAGCTCATTCAAAAGCTTCGAAAGCAACCGTAATCGCGCGAGACGCCCGTAACATCCTTAACGAGTTATTCACTGCGAAGTGGATAGCTCCGGGTTGTTATGAAGCGTTTGATCCGTACGACATACATCCAAGACACGGCCCTGGAGCAGTTGCCACCCGGCAACGGCTTTGGGACAAGTATCTATGGACTAATGTCTCGGCAAACATCACAAAGACGTATCCTTTTGACGCGTACTTCTGCGCGTCTCTGGGGCATGTTTGTGACTCCTATACTTCTTTTAAAGAAGTTAAGGAGGAGGATCTTCCGGCAAGAGTTTGTCTCGTGCCGAAAGACTCCCGTGGTCCCCGTCTTATCTCCTGCGAGCCTGTGGACTATCAATGGGTCCAACAGGGGCTGGGACGGGCACTCGTCGACTGGGTGGAAGATCATCCCTTAACAAGGACATCGATCCACTTCACAGACCAAGCGTTTAACCGTATTGCGGCCCTACACGGGTCGAAGTGCGGGAAGTATGTTACCCTTGACCTCAAAGAGGCCTCGGATCGCATATCGCTAAGTCTAGTTCGTCTGCTATTTCCAGAGTACCTCTGTAGGGCTCTGGAGAGTTGCAGATCTTCATCGACGGTGTTGCCTAATGGTGAGATAATGAAGCTCAACAAGTTCGCGCCAATGGGGAGCAGTCTTTGCTTCCCTATATTGGCGATAACTATATGGGCCCTCATCCATGCGGCAATGCCTGACGCAGAATGCAGG